TGTTTTTGATTTGACCATATATTCTCATTTCAATACCTCCATCAACTTTAAGTTCTCATCTTCAAGTAACTTAATGCGTTCATTAACAGATGCTTTTTGCGTTTCGTAGTTGCTTTTGGCAAGTTCTTGATCTGGGGTAAGTTTACCACCATATTCTTTTTGTCTTGCTAGTATAGGTAATAGATAAGCATTGTCTTTTTCAATTAAATCAAGTTCTTTTTTGGCTTGCTTGATTTTTGCGTTATTTTCTCTAATCTTATTTTTGGCTTCTAACTTTCGTTTAGCTTGATCGCCAACTTCTTTACCTTTCGAGAAGATACCAGGTGATGATACAATACCCATCAATAAGAAGTAATATTCAAGGTTTTCACCAATGACTTCTAACTCTGGCATAAATGCTGAAGCAATCCCAAGAATTACTAACAGCAACGTTGCAACTAATGAAAACCACTGTTTTTTAGTTAATGTTTTCAAATAATCTTTCATTGTTTTTCCTCCTATGATAACAATGTCTATAAGTTTCAGAATAGATTCACCTTTTTTCTGTGGATCTTTCACTAAATTGACCGTATTATTGGTCTTTTCAATCTGCAATATCTTGTTTATGACTTCTTTTTTCTTCTTACGATGAGTCAAAGCTTGATATGTGCCTATCCAAATCAAAATGATTGATGATATGTAGAATACCTTTTGCAGCATCAATAGTTCAATACTATCGATGAACCTTGAGAGTGTTGCCATAAAGACTCCACCTATCAATCCCCAAAACTCTTTAAAAAACTTAATCACATCACAAGTACCTCATTTCCAGTAGTTTTATCGAGTTTTCTATCCAGTCAATTGTTTTTCCTACTGGATCTAACCCTAAGATGAATTGAGCTAATATAAACCCACCTATAAGTAGAATGCCAAATGCCATAACCCCTGCCCAATAGTTTCTGGGATCGAAGGCAAATGCTCCAAGCTTTTGAAATGTTTTTAAAAACCATTCAAAGAATCTATAGATGAAGTAAATAAATGTCATGAATAAAACGATATAATACATGATTCTTAATATTTTAGGAAGTTTTGCTCCTAAACGATAAGCAAATCGATCATGTATTTTTGGTGGTTGGATTGGTGCTTGGTCCATTATGGTGTTACCTCATCTGTAGGTGTAGTTTCATCTACAACTGGTTCTTCTACAACAGGTTCAGTAATAGGTTCTTCTACTGGATCTACAGTTTCTTCAATTGGCGGTTCTGTAGTTTCTAGAATTGCAAGTTTTTGCTGATCTGTCTTTTCATTCCAGAACTTGTCCATAACAGCTCTCATTCTTATTTGTTCTGCTTTGGCCAATTGCATCTGATCATAATAGTTAGTCTCAACCTTTTGGACAAACTTTTCCTCCATAACACCTACATCATCGCTTACAGCAACAACTTCAGCTGTCATATACTTTCCATTAGCTTCATAGCCTTCAGGAGCATGAATGATTACATGTTGTCCTACTTGTACATCAATCGATGTAACAAGCTCAATTTCAGCGTTGTATCTTTGAATCAATACTTTAATCTTTTTCATACTATAGTTCCTCTCTTAGGTAGATTGTATATATATCAAGGACAGCCCCTATTCTGTCCGATAAACCCAGTTCGTTGACTACATCAAATGTAATAACATTGTTTGCCAGTTCAATCTTTGCAAGTTTTAATGGAGATCTCTCAATTTCTCTTTCAATGAACATGGAATCAATCTCAGGTCTGATGAAATATTGCATCACTTCAGTTCTTCCTGTAGTAACATCTCTGACTTGAAATATAACTATAGGATTGTTTGAGATTAAACTGTAGTCGATGGTTTCTCCTTCTAGTAATTGAGTGATATATTTATGTTTTGCATCCCATGTATCTACTTGCTGTTTTAAGCTGAAGATAAAGTCATCACGATTTGTTGCTTCACTAGATCCCGCTTCAGGTTGTTCATGAACTCTAACTTTGAAATTAGTGACATATTTTTCTTTGATATCGCCATCATAGATGAGTGGTGTTATTATCATGTATCCAGGAATAGTCATTGCATATGATAAATCTAATGTTGGGATTTGTTCAAGACCAAGATCATATCTAAGGGAAGTACCATCTGCCATGATAAGATCCACCCATTTATTATTATCCTTATGGATGGTCTCGGAGTAATCGAGATATAACTTAGTTGCATTATTCTCATTATCAACAGTAAATGATTCTTGAGTTAATGTTGCATAGCCACCATCAAAACATTTTATATGTATTTCTTTCATGATTTAATGACCTCCGTAAATCTTGTTTTCTTAAATCCTAACTTAACTTTCTTCTCCCCATTTTTGATTTGAATCTCACTGATAGGAAGCGTTGCAATATTGTTCATCTTGTCAAATACAATGATTTGAGCATTCAACCCTAGATTTGCTAATTCAATTGGGTTTAAAACCTTATTATCAATGATTATGATATTCTCGTTGAATCTGTTGTTTACAAGCTCATATATAGCGTTAAATTGAGCCTTATAGAAGAACTCTTCAGCATATATCTTAGTTTGAACAGGATAGATCTGATTTGCTGGAGCAATGTATTCCTCATAGACTTGATTATCTTTACCTAAATAGAATGCTTTTTCTGGGATGTTTTTGGGTTCTCTAGGCACTTGACCGATTTGCCAATAATAATAATTAGTACCATCATATGATCTATAACCAAATCCAAATGGTGGTACATCACCTTCATATGTCGGTTTATCTGTAGGCTTCATATACCAGGGATGTTCTACTTTTGGTGTATCAAATAGGTAAATCTCTACTTCATCTTGTAGCTTTTCCTTAGCAAGTTTAAATGAATCTTTATAAACATCTGCCATTCCATTGATTTGTGTTGTTGTTATATCTTCTTTGATAACAATTCCAAAAGAAATATAATCAGGAAATCCTTTGTCTGTATATAGTTTAGTAACATCTAAAGCTATCCATCCTTGACCAAAATCAGTGAACGGTACCTTGTCTCCAAGATGATTCATTTTGATGTATTCTGAAGGTACTGAGTTTGTATCTAATCTTGCTGTATAGTATTGACCTGTACTAATATAATCAAATGACATAAAGGATTTCTTAAAGTCGAAGTAATCATGATATGGAATGAATAGAATTGCTTTTTCTTCGTTAGATAATAATGTCTTTGCTGTTGATGTTAAATAGATGTTTAAAACATCATATTGCTTAATACCTATCATAAGTGATCCAATATTATGAGATGATGTAGGATTAAAGAAGTCACTTGAACTAAAGTTATCGTTCTTCCCTGCCCCTGTCATTTTCTTATCTGCAGGTAATGAGTTGTAATATGCTGCATTAGATCTCAACCATACGATTTCCTCTGTGTACTCTTCTTCTTGTTTATCAGCTATAGTCGCAATACATTTATTAATCTTTGTATCTGTTTTAGTTGATTCAAAGACAAAGTCATCAAGTCTTATGGTTTCGCTCTGATTATTAGTTTCTATAGATACATCGATCTCTTTTGTGATTTCATTAAATACTGGAATAATAAATAGTCCAAATGTCACAAGATAGACTTTTAAGAATTTAAGTGCGTTCGTAGTAAACACCTGCCCTAATAGATTAGATATGTATGCTGTATCTGTTGTGATCGTTGGGATTGTGAAGTTTAACCCAGGATGATTATTGCTAAAGTTATTAAAAACTTTGTTTAAGATTGTAGTTACCTGGAGATTAACACTAATCATATCAGCATAGAAATCTAACTTAATTTCTGTATCAAAGATACTTTTAAAATCAATACCTTTAAATGTCACTAATTTATCATTTTGTGACCATGAATTAACATAGCCTGAATATATGTATGTGTCATCATCTTCTTTAGCAACAAAGACTAATGGTTCATCTAGTAGTTCATCAGATAAACCTTCGAACTTTGATGTGTCTTTATCGTAGACTCTTCTTGTAATATCTTCTTTAGCGTTTCTAATGATGCCACCATAGATGATTTCAGGCATACCATCAACAAGTAAATCCCAATAATAAGTATAAGTTGGAGCTTCTTGCTCACAAGTGTAGTAGATAGTTCCTAGTATTGGATCTATATCAATACATTTTTCACCAATGGTACAAGTTCCTACAGGTGGACTAGTTGAGCAAGTTGGTAGTATACCTCCTGGGTTTTGTTGACTTCCAACCCATTCACCATCACCAACATTATCTTGATATCTTAAACATTTCCATATACTACCTCTACTACCTTCAGCTGTTGTGTTGTAGTTACTTAAACTTGGAGTTGCTGCTGGTGGTGTAAAGATAGTATTTGGATTGTTCTTGTATAGTGTTAGATACATTAATCAATCACCCATTTCTTGATAGTGATTGATGGATTTGTGATCCCTGTAGTCCATATAAGATGCTCAGTGTCTTTTGGAAGTGATATAAATGATATTCCTTGAGTAAAATCAATGTATTGATATCCATTATTGATACCATTAATTAAGATCTGTTTTGTTTCTGAATTGTAATAGAAATTAAATGGTTTAGTAACTGCTGTGAAATCAAACTTAACTGTCTTTGTTAATCCTGATGTTGTTTCTTCGGCTTCTATATATACAATGTTTGTGTTAACAGTTCCAGATACAATCAGTTTTAGATCCCAATCATGAATGTTTTTAATTGTTAGTGAGGATCCTTGTTCTAATGTGTAAAATGGTGTTAATCTTTTAAAATCAAATTTTTCTTTTAGATATCTTCCATCATCTAACTCTGTTTTTGGTGATTTAATAAGTCTTATATCAGAATATCTAACACCTTTACCATAGTCATATGATATAATGCCTTCATTGCCTATGATGAAGTTCATGAGTTGATTGTATGAATCATATGCATTTCTATAAACTCCAAAGAGTAAATTGAGTTGCATGTTTTCAAAATCTAGCTCGTGGCCATATACTTTTTTATTGATTTCTAGGAATGAGTATCTGTTACCGAAACCTGTAGGATCTGTAGGAACGTAAATTTCAGGGTATATGACAATGTTTTTCACTTGTAAGTAGTGAGCTAACATTGTATCTAGTTGTTCTTTTGTGATTGATTCATCGAAATTTTTAAGATTTAATAACATAGAATAATCAACATACACGGTATTAGCCACGTTCGTTCTACCAAACCCAAAATCGTTAGTTATCGCACTTGTATGTGTAAACATAATACTAATATTTTGATATTCAGTAGTTAATGGTGTCATACCTATTGATTGTCCTATACTAGTATTTTCATATGATATAGCACTTAAAGAACTTGGAACAACACCTTTTGCTCGAACAATAAAGTAATAAACGTTATTTTGAATTAATTTATTACTTTGCCCTATTGCTTTAAAACTATCACTTGTAAACGTTCCTATACCGTCGGTAACCAATAAATTAGGATTTCCACCATTTAAGTAATAACTCCAATCCATAGTCCCATCATCAAAATTCGGATTGGATAATTCTTGTATTTCCTCAAACACTTCAGCATAAGTCAACAATTTCTTTGTGATGTTCTTGCGTGCTTGGTAGAGTGAGTAATAATATTCCATATCGATCATAGGTGATATTCCAAAATCAGTTAAATTAATCAATTTCATATCTTTAATGTAAATACTATCATTTAAAGATAATTTTTCGTTAGCATTTGTCATTAAATAAAATCGACTATTGGAAACATGCTCTGTTAAAACCACTTTAGTTGTATACTCAGATTCGATATTTCCAGAAAGAGGATATGCATTTTGTTGACCCACTCTATATGTGGATACTTTATCACCTTTAATCTGTACTATGGAAACTAATTTATCCCCAGTACTAGTTTGAAGTGAATAGGTATTTTCTATAAACTGAGAACTAATAGATGGTAGATTGTTATTAAATACATATTTTAGACCACCATTATCATTGATTAAAGTATTACCAGTCGCTGAAACAGTCCAATTGCTATCATTTAAAGCGGGTAACATATTCCCCTCTTCAAACACTTCTCTTAATGTATGCCCATTGAGCTCAGCAATCGGATCATCAATAGTCTTATTCACATATGCAACATCATATTTTGATTGACCTTGTGGTAAATAAGTATATCCAGGTACTTTCGTACCAGTTTTAAAATAGTCATAAATCTTTTGCCAGTAATCTAAATAATGTTGTGGAGGAGTAACACTAAAAACTGGTGCATCTTCTATGATTTCTTTAATCGTATAACCTTCATATACAACTGTATAAAGGTTTGCAACTTCATAGTTCTTATTTAATATCTTAAGTTCTCTCATATTACATACCCTCCACTAGCATAGTGTTTATTTTTTCATATATATCATCATAATCTAGTTCTCCACCATAGTTCTCAACTGTTAAGTTAAATGTGATTTCTTTTGTTGAATAATCATTAGTGGTTTGAACATTGTTATTTGTGACTTGCTGACTTGTGCTATTATTGATTGCTTGATTCACTGGAATATTATTCGAGTTATTAATTGCTGTTTGTGTTTCTGGTAATTGTCCAGTCTCAAGCTGAAGCTTAACATTTTCTATCTCTGAAATAGTAAATCCAAGCTTGTCTCCAATCTTGTTTATGTTTTGAATAATCTTGTTAATGAAGTCAATTGCTTTATTTACTGCCATGCCTACAAAGTCCATAATCTTCTGAATGAATGTTTGAATACCTTTGAATATATTCATATATAGGTCTGACATGAATTTAAAACCTTTTGAAAGTGGTCCGAGTATAAATCCTAGTACTGTTTGCAAAACGCCTAATACAACGTTTAATACAGGCACTAAAACATTCGTTAAAACTTGAATAAATGGTGATATTGCTGTAACTAAGAATTGTATTTGCATTGCAAGTTGATTTCCTAAGACATCTATCAGTGGCATTACTGCCTTTAAGACTGTTTCAAATAAGTTTCCAATAACTGATAAGATAGGCATTAAAGCACTCCCTAATGTTGATACAAGACTATTAATTGATTTTCTAAAGTTCTCATTGGTTGAATAAAGTAATGCAAATACAGCTGCTATTGCTGCAATTGGACCTAAAGATACTCCAAGTCCTCCTAGAGATGCCCCTAGTTTTGCAATAACACCAATCATAGATCCAACACCTGAAGTAAGCTTCCCAACAATGAGTAAAACTGGAGCAAGTGCTGCAGTAAATGTTAAAATGCCTAATATTAACTTTTGTTGGTCCATAGTTAAACCTTGAAAGAAATCTCTTAATCTTTGAAATACTGGTACTACTCTTGTTTCAATCGTATTGGCCATTGCTTCCATGAGAGGTAGGAATGATGCTCCAATCTCATTTTTAACTAAACCAAATTGATATTTGATTCTATCCATAGTATCTTCAAAAGCATCAAGATCATTTACAGTTTCTTCAGATAGATATCCCATTGCTTCAAATTGTTCACCTAAAGCTTTAAGACCTTCACCACCATCATTTAGCAATGGTATGATTTTAGATCCCATACGAGTTCCAAAGATTTCATTAGCTAAGTATGCTTGTCTTGTTGCATCTGATACATTTGCAAGTGAATTAACTATCTTTTCAAAGTTTGCTTCCATACCAAGTGATGCTTCTTCTGCAGTTATTCCAAGTTCCATTAAGGCTGTTGCAGTAATATCACTTTCACCTTGAGATAAATGAGCAAGGGCTCCTTGCATCTTAGTAACTGCATTCACAAATTGTGTTGCTTCAACATCAGTCTGATCTGCGATATACAACCATTTTTGAAGTGCATCTGATGATATGTTTAATTGTTGTGCTGTAGTACCAATATAGTCGCCAGCTTTAACAGCTGATGCACCAATTGCTCCTAGCCCAGCAATCACAGAGGCTGCAGCTGCACTAAATGGCATTAAAGCTTGTCCTGCTTTTGTTATTGCTTCACCAGTGTTTTTAAATCCATTAACAAGATTATCAATCTTTACTTGATTGATCTCTTGAAGTCTTTGTTTTAATTGAACTGCTTCTGCTTCAGTTTTAATAAGTTGTGAGTTAAGATTTTGATACTCTGTAGAATCAACTTTTCCAGATGTCTCTAAATCTTTCAACTTACTCTTAAGAGCTAAAGCTTTACTATCAGTTCTTTCAATGGCTTCTCTCATCATGCGTTGTGCTTCTGCATATGTCTTACCATCGAAGTTTAATTCTAAAGATTTTTGAAGGTTTTTAGCATCTTTGACTAGTCTTCTAGTTTCTGCATCATATTTTTTTGTGTTCGCACTAATTAAAACTTCAATTGATGATCCGCCTTTTGCCATGTTTTCACCTTCTTATAATTTATTCCAGTCATCTGCTGTTGCTTTTCTTCTATCAATGCCCATGCCATCGAGTCTTTGTCTTTCTTTATCACGTTTTAATTGTTCTAAAACATCGATGTCGTAATCAATAATCATTGATTGAAGATCTGTATAGTTCAATATTTCCATAAGTCCGTAAGGTATCTTATGGTCATTTGCTCTTTTAATCACTTTTAAAACAGAAGGCACGGACCCATTCTGTTCACTCTTTCCGATGAGTTCATCATAAAGACTGTTTAATCTTTGAGCCCGTGCTATTAGTTTTTTGAGGTATGCTTACCTACTTCCTGGATGACTGCGGATATCTTATTAACAACAGCTTCGATGTTATTTACATCTAAAATACTTACAAAATCTTCAAAACTTGGTAACTTAGGAGAATTAATAAAACAGTATAAAACCCTCAATAAATCTGTAAAGTGTTTTTTTGCTGTCTTATCATCCTTAATCCATTCGTTAACTAGACCGACCATTTCTGATAAATCTACACCGTTCTTTAGATCTTGGAAGTGTTTTTCCCAATTAAGATGTGATTTGAAAGAAGGATCTACATTTACAATGATTTCATCTTTCTTTTCAACTAGGTTCTCACCTTCATATGCATATGTAACTGTTGGTATTTTTATTGCAATCATAATATCCTCCTATTAGGCTGCCATCTTAGGTGTTGGTACAGCATCTCCAAATGTTGCATAATCAGTATCAGTAGGAACTACTGACATCTTTGTAACGTTTAGATCGTTACCATTTGCATCTGTATAAACAGATAAACCATCATTGGACATCATCTTTTCACCAAGAATAGTTAATGGAATTTCAATGTTATTCAAGTTAGCTGAATCCTTACTTTGAGTAAATGTTTCTGATGCTTTACCTGAAGTAACATTTAATAACCAAACTTTCTTAGTTTTAGTGATACCACCTGATAGTTGTTCTACTTCGAAATAAATAGCATGTTCTACACTATCTCTTTGACTGATGTCACCTACTGCACCGCCATCAAGTAACATCTTTCTCTTCATATCAATTTCATATTGTTGAGGCATTTGAACAAGAATAAGATTTCCTGTTAAACCCTTGTCACTTGTGATTTCACATATGATCTGACCATCACCAAATACATGAGATGAAGAATAAGTAGATTCAAGTGCGATACCTTCAGCATATGCTAAGTCATTTACCACACCATAACTACCATCTGAATTTTTAACAGCATATTTAACATTCTTAATATTAAATTCAATTTCTTTTGTTTTTGGCATATTAACGCTCCTTATTTAAATTCTCTTTTGAAAGCCTCTATCATTGCAGGCTTACTTTGTCTTGATGTACGTTTAATAAATCCTTTGTATGGTGAAGAAACAGCATGTTCTAAATATGATGCTAAAGGAACTGATTTACTGTTACCTTTTTTATCTGATCCTCCAACCTTCTTGGAGTTCTTAACGTACCTTACACCTTTATAATCTTTTTTGATAAACCATGAATCACTAAAATGTGGAACTGAATCACCTTTACCTACAGCTTGTGATAGATTTCTTTTGAGTACTTCTGCCGAAGCATCAAGTCCTTTTTCAATCTTAGGTCTTAATGTCTTGTCTTTAAACTCTTTAAGTACACCTGCAAGCTGTTTTTCAATGCTATCAGACATTATAAGTAATATCTCCTTCAATTGTTCTAGTGAAGTATTTGCTTTGTGAATCATAAATATTACCAACAAGATTATAGTTAATACCGTTACTGATTAATATCGAAGCAATGTTGTTATAGATCTCTTTAACTTCACTGCTTTTTTTTGAATTGATATAGATTTCAAATGTAGCTTCCCTAAGTATTGGAGTACCATCTCCGAATGATATTGATTCATCATATACTTCTTCTTGAATCACAATATATTTTGATGGCTTTTTATCATTGTCTTCATCCTGGTGTTCTTTAAATATTTTTAGAGTTGAAGTTGCTAATGGTTTTAGCAATTCCCATAACTTTGTATCAGGATATGGCATTTTTAATCAACTCCTTTAGATCTTCATCAGTTGATACTGTAAGATTTAATCTAATCTTTTCAAATGATTCACCTTTTGCAACATTATTGACTTCATATAGTTCGCTCATACCTCTTGATTTTATGTAGATAAACTTATTATTTTTATAGGCATGTTTGAATATTTGAACTGTTGCGACTAGGTTTACATTATTTGAATGAGCATTCCAATATGTGTTAGCACCAACTTCAGATAGTTCACCAATAACTTTTTTAACTGATTTTATGGATCTCATACGTTCACCATTAATTGGATCTTGTATGGTTTCAATATCAAATAAATAAATCGTTGAATTAGACAACATCAGGAATCACCACATATTTCAGTTTCTGAACATTGGACAAATACACTGGAGAGGTTTTATACTCTCCAGGTACCATTTTTAAATTGTCCATGACAAATTGTGTAAGGGTAATTACTGACAGTTTATTTGTAAAAATAACTTGCTCTGGTACTCCAGCTTGCTCAAGATCTGCAATACCTGCTTCAATAAGCATTTCAATATGCATATTTGTATCTGCATCTGTAGGATCAAACCCAACTGCGTATGTTATTTTTGTTTTGTTATTAATCATAAATTGATCTTTAGTCATTATAATCACCCTTTATTAATTATTGTTTAGGCAGTTTTCAAGAATACGAAACCTGCTGTATCTGCAGCTTTACCATCTGCGATTAATGTAGATTTTTCAATCCATTCATCAGTTTCTTCGTTGTAGTATTTTCTATATGTTAACTGAAGATTTGAATTTAAAATCCATTCTGATAAATCGCCAAATACTAAGAACACAGTTGCTGCACCAGCTAAGTCAAGACTTGGTAGATAATCAACAACTTCTACAGGATATCCCAAGAATGTTCTTTCTTGTTTTCCAGCAAGACCCATAGTCACACGTGCTACAGGTTGTCCTGTTGAATCAACCATACCAGCCATATAACTATCCCATGTTGCTTTGTTTACATAAATTGCATTACCTGGTTGACTTGCATAAGCATTCTTGATTTTTGAAATGAATTTCTTCATCCATCCATCATATGTTGCATCTGTGGTAGCAAATGTGAATTTTTGTCCTGCAACGATTCTAGCATCATTTAAGATACCTAAAGGTTGTCCAACTCCACTACCACTAAAGACTGATGCTTCAACAGCTTTGATGATTGCTCTAGTGATTGCTTTTGCAATCATTTGTTCAAATGCATCAAGTGTTGCTACACTAGCTTCTAATGAAGTTGCAATGCGAACTTGAAGCTTGTAATAACTGAAAGACACATATGTATCTGCTTGAAGTTTTTTCTTCTCAGATACTGCACCTTCAGCAACCCATGATGCTTCTGGTTTTAATGAGCTAATTGCAATTCTTACTCCACCTTTAACATTGGCACGTGTAATTCTTTGGAATACATTACCATATGTTTCAAGCTCTTCAATCACTCTATTCATGATTGTAGTTGGAACTAATGCTGATACATCAGTTGTAGTGGTAGTTGCATCTGCTCTTAATTCTGCAGGAACAGCTCCACCATTTCTAACGTATGCCATGAATGCCTTACGGTATTCCTTAGTTGCTCTTGGATCTAAATCATCTTCACCATTTCCACCAGCTGCACTTCGTTGATTGAAGTTAGACATATCAGTGATTTTCACAGGTTTTGTAGCTAACGCTTTTTGAAGAGCTGTTCTTTCTTCATTCAAAGTTTCATACTCTGATGTAAGAGTATTGATTTGTTCAACATTTTCTGCAGTTTCAATTTCTTCTGCTATTGCATTCATTCTTGTTTCTTTTGCATTAATTTGTTCTAAAATTGTCATTTTATATTTCCTCCTAGATTTTTAATTTTGAACAATGCTTTTCTTTTTGCTATATCAAGTTCTTCATTGTTCACCAACAATGCTGATCGAGCACTCTCCAGTGCTTTCTTTTCGTTCTCCAACGTATCAGATTCTTGTCTAGCATATATTTCAGTATCTTTGTAGGCTGGAAAATTTACAGCACTTACTTCAAAGATTCTTGAAATCTCAGTGATTTTTCTTCTTGGTACATCTGCTTCTAAATCGCTCCACTCATGTGCAGCAACTTGAAACATGAATGACATGCCAGTAACATCTCCACGCTTTACAGCTGAGTATAGGTTCTTAGCTTCTGTGTTATTTTCAATATCCAGGATAGCCTTTACTTTCAAACCTTTTTCATCAACTTCAAGCTGAAGGGTTGAGTTTGTGTTGTTTTTTCTAGATCTTGCTAATGCAAGTTTAGTATCATCATGATTGACTAGAAGTACAACATCTTCTAGTGCTTCATCTTGTATCGCATCTCTTGCGATGGATTCTATCCACCAATCATTCCCAATAACAGTTTCAGACTCGAATACTACAGCATATCCTTCAATTGTCGCTGTCCCATCCTCACTGTTTTCTTCTAAATTAATATCAACTAGATTGAATGCTCTACGAGCTCTTATTTCATTGTCCAGTATCATCGTTATCCTCCTCATTTAAACTAACTTTATTTTTTAACTGATATGCATCAATTATCTCTTTACTAACAAAGTTTAATGAAACTCTGTCTACTCCACCATCTGGCTCATATCCAGCCAGTTCTCTTTGTTCAGCACGTGATAAATAATTTTGTGGTCCTAGATTTTTAATCATTTCTAATCTAGTTTTAATCGTGTAGTGTTGAACTAGTTTGTCATAAACCTTGATTTCATTATCATGTTGTCTACCAATATGTTTGAACAGCACATGAGTTGCTGCTTGTTCAATCGCTATCTTGAATGATTCGATATTTTTTGAATAGAGAGTTTGCCATTCATTTTCTGTCGCATCACCTGTAAGAATCTTCATTGATACACCAAAATTCATTAAAGCTGTTTTTTCGAGATGTTCTAGAACTTTCTCATCAACAATTTGTGAGGATACATTCATAGGCTCGAAATGTCCATCTGCACCGAGAGTTGCGAAAGCACCGTTACCTGTACTCAAGTTTTTTATAAACTCTTCTTTAAACTTATCTAATGCATCTGTACCCATTTGTGATTTAGCACTTAGGACACCTTTCAATTGCATCGATGTTTCTAATGCTTTTGGCATAAGTGTTGTAACTTGGTCATAGATCTTCAGTTTCTTTAGTAAATCAGATCTATTCTCTTTCCCAAAATAATAATCATCACCATAGTGTTTTCTAAAGTGAATCACATCTTCATAAGGTACGCTGTAGATTCCACCATTTACTATTTTGAAAACAATCACATAACTATTCGTTTTTTCATCAAATATCATATCTTCTGATTCTGAATTGATTGGAAATATAGATTCTAATTTTGTGATTACACCACTATCACCATAGTCATATTGTCTATAGTGAGGAAACCAATAAGCATTCTCTCTAACTTCTAGTTGATATGCTGTCCAGTACAACATATCTTTTAAAGTCATTACTGGATTTGGTTTACCTTTGAAAAGTCTGTTGATGTCATCTTTATTTTCTGTAACAATTCCATTTTTAACTTTTACAGATTTAATAACCATCTTTGAACATTCTTCAGCAATTGCATGTATACAAGCTCTTACTACTGATGCTTCATACACATTGATGTTTGGTGATGAACCTAAAAAGTTTTTGTATACTGTACCATGTGGTTCTGTTTTACTTTTAAATACTGATTTTAATAAATCTCTAAATCCCATTTTTAATCACCACCCATGTCCATTAGTGTTTCAAAGTCTGCTTGATACATTGATTTAACTGCATATGCAATCATCATACTCACCGCTCCATCTATTCTTGTTGTTGATGACTGTACTTTTACAGGCATTATCAACCCTGAATTATTTGTTTTAACTGCTACATTTTTCAAGTTCCATTTTGTGAGTTCATTGTTTTGATAGTTCACATAATGATCTTTGAAATCAGCTCCTAAAGATCTCATCGGATTACTAAGAACTGAATAATCCATTCTTATCTTCTCAGTAACTCCTTGACCAAACTTATATTCTAATTCTTTAATAAGACCTTTTGCATTCCACTGGTCATATCCAAACTTGAATGGTTTGAGTCTATATTTTTCATATAACTCCCAATACCAAGCTGTAATAGCTTCATATGTTACTTCATTACCTGGTAGAATTCTAACTAATCCTTTTTGAGCTAGACTATGATAATCTTTTCTTTCTAGGTTTGTTCTATTCTCGTTGTTAGCCTTTGACTCTGGTATGAAGTACATAGTTGAGAAAAACTTCTTTCTACCCTTTTGAATAAGAATTGATGCAGCTGTAAGGTCTGTAGTTTCTGATAAATCAATACCACCAATGTAGAAACTTTCTCTAAAATCTTCAAAATCAAATGTTTCATCGTTCTCTACTTCATTAGGTAATAACCATGAGAGAGCTTTGTTTTGTTTCAAGTTGAAATCTTTACAAAGAATGAATGCTCTATCTTCATTTGAAGATCTTGCTTTCTCAACGTTATCCTCTAGATATTCCCATTGTTTGATAACTCCCATTGAAGGATTGGATTTCCACCATGAGTTTCTATCATCCCATATTTCATTTTCGTTATCTTGAGTGTATAACCAGGGAAGTAGTGATTCGTCATCGATTTCTTTCTTTAAAACCTTTCTAGCATAAACCAATCGTTTATCCAGGTATCCATCATCAACAATCCCTTCAGTAGTAATTTCAATGATGATCGGATCTTCTACAACTGAAGCTGATTGCCATATACTCATGAAGATTGTATTCTCACGCATCTCGTGTACTTCATCGATGACTGCTTTTGTGATGTTACGCCCTTCTTTGTTTTTTTGTCTCTCTGAAATCTTAAAGACTCTAGATCTGTTTTTAATATTCTTGAGTCCTTTTTTGTTTCTATGTGTATGCTTACCATCAGGATCGATAGCTTCTCTCATACTATCAATCTCCTGGAAGACTAGATCTGCTTGTGCATCATCATTTGATGAACAGCATATATCTTGGCCACCACTACCAATAAACAAATCAGTATTACAATCAGATGCTGCAAGTGTTGTCTTTCCATTCTTACGTGCGATTAATAATAAAATTTGTTTGTACTTTCTAATACCACTAGATTTTTTAAAGCTATAGATGACTTCGAGTAATGCTTTCTCCCACTTCATCAGCTTTAATGGTTTTCCATAAAATCTATTTTTGGATTGTTTACATAGCGTTTCAGTAAATTCAATTCTGATATGGGCATCAGTTGGATCATACTCATAGTGTTTTAAATCTTTATAACAGTTTTGTAGTACTTGCTTCATCTCATGGCCAACAAACCAACCTTTTTCAAATACCATCTTGTAGTAATCAAGAAAATAACTAAAGACTCCATTGATGGTTGTATTCTCTAAATCGACCTTATTCATTCTTTATCTTTTTTTCCATCTTGAATCTGTCAATAGGATCACCCATTTGTTCACCTTTTGCATCATTACCCATGATTTTGTTCAGTACTACAATTTGATTTGCATATACTTGTTTAAGTTTTGTAATTACCTTTGCAGCTTCAGATATCTTTTGTCTCGTACTATCTGTCTTATGAACAATTACTAAAGGTAAATGACTCAGCTTATCTATTTGTTTTTTCGTATCTATTAAATCTAATATAAAATCTTTGTTTAATTCGAAGACATCATTCATATCTTTAGAATTAAATAAATCTTTGTAATCTTGTAATTCCATATGATCTCCTTTGCTTCACTTTTTGAACCATGACTTGTTTTTTTTATTAGAGTCATTTTTCAAAAATATTTTTTTTCAAATTTTCAGTCGCGAGGAAAGTTACCTTGCTGGGGGGCTAACAGCACTACCCATTTTCTTCATCAACAGGGGGGGTATACTGTGAGAACCATCTATTAATGTATTCCTGCCATTCCGCTTTATATTCCTTACGATAGTCATTAACTTGTTCTAAACGGTTTAAACATTCTTCTTGTGTCGCATCCATAAGGATTGCTGCATCTACTTGTAAGTCATTGATGATTCTATCTCTATCAAATGTATTTGGATAACCACCAATGATCCAAGCTGTCTTCCATTTACCATATCTTGTCTTGATGTGGTCCAGTAACAAATCCCTTACACTGAAGAGATTTCTTTTAACTGCTGGTACTTCTTGATATGTTGGCATTAATGTAATTGCTTCTTGTAACTTGTCAAGATCTACTACTATGTCGCTGTATCCTTTATTCTCTTTGACATATGTTGTCTTACCACTTAAAGGTGGACCAAACACTAGGATTACTTCTTTATGTGTAATAAACCTTCCATGCTCTTCATTGTGGCACTTATGACATATGACCTCTACATTATCTTTATTAAGTGATTTGGAATAATCATCATAATCACTACCTTTTAAGTGTTTGATATGATGCACTTCTAACTGTGATGTATCTGTAAAGACTGTGTTGCATCTCTTACATATACCACCATTCTCTATGATAACTACTTCTCTAAATGCTCTCCATGTTCTGGATGTATAGAACTTATGTCCTGGCATATTATCAAGGCCAATCTTTATCTTGTTTTATCTTTAATGCCTTTTTATCAAGCTCTAATCTTTGTTTCTTAAGGATAAGTTCTGCTGGACTATCTACAAATGGATTCTTAGTATCCTTTGAATAATGTTTCATTAGTTTCCATAATGCACTCTCTGAAGGTGGATATTTCTTATCTATTGTCTTCCTAGATACTTTTGCATTACCATCTTCATCAATTACCTCTAGCGTGACTACTTCAGCACCCTTTTCTTCATATCCAAGAGCAATCTTTAACATTTGACTAGTTAAATCAGGTAGCATTGCTTCTGCTGCATATTTACGTGCTTCAAATAATGCTGCAGATAATATACCGTATTCTCTCTTATATTTAATCCATGTATTTTTGGATATGCCTAATCGAGTGTATATATCTTTCTCAGATGCATCATAATGAATGATCCAATTCTTTATCTCTGGTATTCGGATTTTTACTTGTTGCCATTTAGAGTCTGCCATATAATCACCTTCATTTTTGTTGCGGAAGTTCATACCCCATATAGGATTAAACGGTTATCTAATATTTTGAAAAAAAATAAATAACCGCAGTTTCTACTATATTTAGTTCTTATTTCAGGCTCTA